TGGGCGTTGCCGCGCATGTCCACGAAACTGACGCCGAAGATCTCCTTCAGCTTCTCGGCTTCGGCACCACTGAGCGTCAGCAGCCGCCGCAGCGCCGTCCCGGCATTGCTCCCTTGAATTCCGACGTTGCCGAGCGCACCTAGCAGAGCGAGCGTGTCCTCGATCGACATGTTGAAGTCGCTGGCCACCGGGCCGGCGTAGGTTAGCGCCTCACCCAGCGATTCGAGCGTGTTGAAGCTCTTGTTGGCCGCCACCGTCAGCGCGTCGGCCACACGGCCCGCGTCGCCTGCGTCGAGCGAGAACTGGCGGATGGACGCGGCCATGATGCCCGAGGCCAAGGTCGCGTCGGTGCCCGTTGCCTTGGCCAGGTCGAGTACGCTGGCCGTCATGCGGTCGATCTGGTCCGGGTTGAAACCGGCCCGTCCCAGTTCGGTCATCAATCCCGCGACCTGAGCCGACGTGAAGCTGGTCGTGCGGCCGAGCTCCTGCGCCGTCGCCCGCAGCCGAGCGAACTCGTCGTCGGTCGCCTGGGTGACGGCCTTCACCAACCGCATCTGGTCGTCGAATCCAGCGAAAACGCCAGTGGCGAGCGCCAAAGGCGCGCCGAGTCCAGCTCCCAATGCGAGCAACGGTCGGCCGATCGCTCCCACGCCGGCGGCGAAACCTCGCAGCCGTGCCGAGATTCGCTTCAAGCCTGCTTCGAGACGATCGCGCAGCGCGATCTCGACGAACGCTTTCCCGGCACGCACCTCTCGACCGGCCATACGCTACCCTCCCACGCTGCCGGACCAAGCGTCGGGAATATGGTCTTTCTCCGCTTCGAGGGCCGGTCCCATGAAAGGTCGTTCGGAGTAGACCGCTGCGCGCACGCGAACGGGCTGGCCTGGACGCACTCGGCGCCTGCCGGTTCGCCAGCCCCTACCGACCTTGACCTCTCGGATCTTGACCCGCGCGCCGAACTCGTGAATCTGCGGAACGGTGGCACCAGCGAGCTGCGGGCCGAGAAGTGCCTTTTGATTCAGCTTCACCGGGCCAACGACAAGCGACTCGCTATGCGGATCGTAGGCGAAGAGAATGTTCTTCAGCGTGGCGACGCGATCGTTGGTGTGAACGCTCGGCGGCTGACCAGGTGGCGATGGCTTCTTGCGACGACGGAGGCTTGAGCGCGCCCGACGCCGGATAAATGCGCCGGCCTTGGAGAGTGCCTTACGGTTCGCCTTCGACATGCGGTTCTTGACCGCCGCGCGGTCGAAGAACACGTCTTTCATTCGCATGGTGATGGCGAACGGTTGGGGCATCGATCAGACCTTCTTGTCGAACAGTGGTTTGAGCATTCGCAGGGTTGTGGGCGTCAGACGAATCCCCGTCGCGCGACGCACCGTGTGTCGCAAGTCCGCCGGCAGGAAATCGACCATGTCGAACGGACGCCGGACTCGCTTCGGGTCGCGGTGACAGTTAGCCACCAGCGCCATCACGTTGGATGTGTGCGACCACCGCTCGCTGCGACGGGCTCGGTACATCCAGACGAGTTCACGCAGCGTCAGGGGACCTGGCTCGACGCCAAGGATTCCGGCGAGCTCCCAGACGTATCGCCATAACTCCGCAGCCGTCGGTCGATCTCGTCGCTCGCCTTCTGAATCGCTCCCGTGATCGCCTGCACGACCAGCGGCGAGTCCAGCTTGTCCGTAGCCATCTGGATCGCTTCCGTCCGCGTCCGCTTCGTCGCCGCCCACAGCCTGTCCAGGACCGCCCGGCGGTCCTTCGGGAAAAAATCGTTAATCCCTCGCACCAGCGCCGTCGTGGCTTCTTCGATCCGATCGCCGACAAGCAGTTCGCCGAAGGCTTCGTCGCTGACATCGCGCTCGTCGGCCTGGGGCTTGCAGATGGCATAGAGCGTGTTGACCAAGAGCACCGGATCGTCCGCCAGCCGCGCCAGCAGTTCGCCATCGAATACTTCCAACAGATTGACGCCGACCAGCTCTTTCACGCGGCGAATGGCGTTGACCGAGATGGCGGTCGACCAGGTGCGGTTTTCGGCGTCCGTCCAGATGGCGGCATCATTCGTGCTCGGGGTCATCGAGGTCTCCTTCGGGTTCGTCAAAGGTCAGTCGCGGTGTTTCGGGAGCGCGGTTATCCACCCGATCCAGCAGCCAACGCAGGTCGGCCACGCGGATCGCGACGTAACCGTTGTCGTTGGCTGCGGTTATGCCCTTTCGCAGGGCGTCCAGGCGTGTTTGGTCGTCAGTCATGGCACACATCTATATCTACGGGGTTGTCGCTTACGGGACTTCGTACCAGTCGGGCTCGACCAGGGAGCCACCTTCCTCGTGGTAGGTCGGCTTCACGGTGAGCTCGTACTCGGCGGCGTTTTCCAGTTCCTGTGTCAGGTTTAGCGACAGGATTTCACAGAAGGCCCGCGGACCCTGGGCTCCGCTCTCGGTGATCGCTGCGTCCATCACGGCGAACTCGAGCGGCGTGTCGTTGATGTAGGCGTCGAGCAGCGCATCGAAGACCGCATCGACGCCGCTCTTGTGCCGATACGTGAAGCTGATCTCCAGTTCCTTGAGCGCGCCCTTGGTCAGCTTCCAGCCGCTGAAGCGGGCGGAAACATCGGCTTCGCCCTTGCCCAGGTTGGCCGAGACGTTGATCGCGCTCTTGACTTCCGTCCACGTCGGCGTGGCATGCGTCGCGCTGTTGAGATACAGCTTGCAGTCCTTGCCGACGACGGGGGCTTCGGTGAGTGGCATGTTTTCAATTACCTCCTACGGGCAGGTGCTCAGTCGGTCGACGCTAAAGACCAACGACAGTGAGAGCATGGCCCAAATGAAAAACCTCCTGGTCAGGCCGCTTGTCGCCAGCCTCGAAACGTGAGCGTCACGACGCTCGTGAATTGACGTAGCTTTTGCAAGTGTTCCTGCAGGTACAGGATGCGGACGGTCGGCGCGATCAACGTCGCGCCGGCCGCCTGCTTCCCGAACAGAAAGTGGTCGGCAATCTCCTGAGTCAGTAGCATCAGAGGATCGAGGTTCGCGTTCTCGATGGCCGGCGGTTTTTTCTGGATGCCGATGTCGATCGCATAGTCGTGTGACGACTGGCTGCGGGTGTCGAGTTTGCCGTCGTCTTCCTTGGGCACCACGGTCACCTTCAGCTCGTTCATCTCCTGCAAGTCGAACGTCGGCAGGTAGCCGCGCGCGGCCGTGAACGGTTGGCTGAACGAGGTCGCGTTCAACTCCGTCACGATCGCGTCGGCTACGTCGATGATGTCGGCTTGCGGCATAGTCTTCTTCTTCGCGTGGACTCAGTGGCAACAGCGGCGGCCGAAGAATCGCACGGCTCCTCGCAACACCCGTCGCACCGGGCGATGCTCCTGGAACCAACGTGCGATCGGACGTCGGCTGCGGTGGTAAGCGACACCCGTTCTCGCGAACCTCGTCGTCTGGCACGTGCCCGCTTCACAGGCGGCCACAGTTCCGGCCTCCGTCACCGCCGGCGTTGCGAATTGCAGATCGTCGTCGGCCCGCGTCTCCTGACTGCAAATGCCGAGTCCGAGCACCAACACGGCCGCCATGCACAATGCGATTCGATTCATCGTTCGTCCTTCCTGGTTGAAACCCACATCCTGCGAGCCCAGATGGCCGCCAACAGAACGGCCACAGCCGGGCAAGCGATCTCCACGATCATCAACACTCGCGGCGTTATCGCCGCCCATTGCATCCATCCGTCGACCACCTCACCCAGTCGCTGAAAAAATCGCCTGACCCGCCAACCTACGCGCTGGGAGTCGGAGGCGTCGTCGGCCCGATCAGCTTCTTGATCGCGTCGACGATGTTTTGGTAGGCGTTGTCGTCCAGCAGCAGTTTCTGGCCCGTCGCCTTGCGAAACGTCCGAATCCCCGCGAAGCCCGCCAGCACCAACAGCAACAGGTTCGTCATGCCGCCCGAGCCCAACGTCGATCCCAGCAGAGTCGCCAATAGACTCAGCGGATTGATGGTCGGCTGCGGGGCCGGTTGGGGCACCGGCGGATAGTCGAACGGGAACTGAGGTTGCGGTGCGTAAGGCGTCGGCTCCACGCGCGGGGGCGGCGAAAAAGGGGGCTCGTTGCCTCGCGACTGCTGTTCAGTCGGTTCCGCCTGCTGGCCGATGCCCCTTTGCCGAGGCTGCTGCGGGAACCGCGCCACGTACCGGGTGATCGTGTCGCGAATGGACGAGGCCAGCTTCTGCGAGTCCCCGTCGTAGCCCGTCTTTTGCAGGACGACCGTCTTCGGATCGCCGTAACGGTTGTCGCGGGGCGGTTGGATCAGCAGCGTCGGGTAACCAGCCAGCTGAATCCCTTCCCAGCGCCAGGCCTGCGTCTGGTCCTCCGCCGAGAAAATGTTGTAGTGTGCCCAACTGTTGTTGTGGTCATTGGAATCGACGAACGGCCGCAGTTCCGGCGATGCCGCAAAGGCTTGTTTCAAAGCGTCACAATAGCGGCAGTTGCGGGTCGTGATGACCGTGATGAACCATTTGTTCGAATCATCAGCGGGCGGCCTCAGCGCTTCGGCGATCAGGTCGGTCACATCGTTGCGATGGCCGTCGATCCGCTCGACGAAGTTGCCGCGTCGGAGAATCTCCTGTTCCGCCACCGGGGGAACATCCTGGAGTTGCTGGGCGAAGGCAGACGTGGCCAAGGCCCAAAGAATCAGACAACTTGCCAATCCGGGCTTCATGTTGTGATGCTCCTTGCAAAATGAGGTTGTTACCACCAGCGGACGTAGCGAGGCGGAGGCGGCGGTGCGGGACCGTCGAGGATCACGACCCAGTTCCCGCTGGCCAGGTGCAGACGGCGATAGCCGTCGTTCGTGTACTCGTCGATCCGATGCGGCGAGTTGTTGTTGCAGACGTACCAGAGGCCAGCGGGGCGATCGCGGCCGTACTCGGTCTGGAAGTGCCGGGTGCCCGCACCGATCGCTGCGAAGCGACCCGTCTTGGCTGCCCACTCCATCCACTCGAACGTCGAATCGCCTGTGACGTTGAACGCGCGAATGCCCCGCTGGCTGCAATAGTCGGCCACGCGGCTGGGCCACGATCCGCCGCGCACGGCGTTGCCGTATTCGGTATCCCACATCAATGTCGTAGCGGCTGGGACGTTGTTCCATGCGCCCGTCATACCCAGCGATGCCTGTACACAACTCCCCTGTTGGTTGCGAAACCAGACGCGCACTTGCGTCGGCAGTTCCATCATCTCTTGTGCTTGAAGCACCGAGCTGGCTGCAACCGTAGTTGCCAAGAGAACGGAGATGCTAAGGACCTTCTGTCGCCACATGCTTCGAATGAATCCTGAGTAGTGTTCGGAATGGATCGCTGTACCGGTAATGCGGCTCATCACCCGGTGCCATGACTTCGTAAACAAACGTTTTTGCTCCTTGCGTCTCGCGGATCAGGTCACCCGCGACAGGCAGCGTTTCGACGCCACCAAGCACCAGGTCCGCCGCGTGGATCAGGTAATCGCGTGACTGAAATCGCTCGATCACTCCCGACCCGTCGTCGATCTCGAATTCCGTCTTGCCAACCGTCGCCTTAACTGGCACCTGCTCCGCGCCGCGTTCGTAGGTGACGTCGATGGACGCATGCGTTTTCATCTGGTCCGCCAGCCACGAGGCGCCGATCTGCAGCAGGTTGGTCAAGGGCAAGCCTCCTACTGGCTTAGCCGGACGCGAACCGTCGTATCCGCGTCGGCCGCGGCCAAGACCGCCTTGCCCATCAGCTTGTTGGCGCCGGCACCATCCGTGGCGACCGCAAAGTCATTGCCGTCGTCCCAGTACACCTTGTCACCGATGGCGAACGTGACGCCCGCGCCACCTTCCTTCGCAACATCGAATACGCCTTTGACGGCGAGCGCTCCCAGCACGTTGGCCTTGATGTCGAGTTTGGTGACGCCGACCAGATCACTGAGCACCACAACTTCGCCGGCGGCCACATCGGCTCCCGGCGTGTAGTCGATCGCGTCGCCTTCCTGAATGAATTGAGCTTGAGCCATTGGACTTCCTCTCTCGGAGATAACTGTCGAGTTGTGTGTGACCTACAAGCGGTCAGGTTCGCTATGCTTCGCCTTTCACCAGCAGCGCGCCGCGCGGGTCTTGTTCCTTGACGCCGACGTCGAGATAGCCGCGGAAACCCATGCCCATGTTGTTGGGCGGCGTCTCCACTCGCTCGATCACAGGCGTGCGTCGGCCGTTGAGGAACACGATCTCGAACGCCGAGATCGTGTTCGGGTTGGCAAACAGGTACCACGCCTTGCCGCTGGCACCGCTGAAGTAGGTGTCCGACAAGTGCGGCGCGGAGATCACGCGGTACTTGTTGCGGTGTGGGTTGTCGACCGGGATCTTCGTCTTCGTACCCGAAGCGTCGATCATCAATTGGGCCGATCCCATCAGCAGTTCGGCGTCCGTTTCGAGCTCGACCGGAACCACCAGCGACTCGGGCCGAATGTTGATCGGCTTCTGATCCTTCGGGTTCGTCCCCGGTCCCGCCTTCTGCTTGCGGAACTGAGTCTTTGCCGTCGTCAGCGAGTCGGGTCCGAACGCGGTCGTCGCTCCTTCCAGGTAGTTGCCGTTGCCGGCACTGAAGAAGCTGTTCGGGTTCGACAGCAGCAGCGAGAAGAACAGCTCGTCGACCAGTTGCGCTCCCTCTCGACCCATCTGCGTGGGCACTTCCATGAAGGCACTGAGATCGTCGTTGATGATCGCCTCGCGCGTCAGGAACACGATCTGGCCGTAGGTCTCGGCCTTGTTCGTGTACTTCTGCTCGCTTAGCTTGCCGTGTTTCAGCTCGCCGTCCGGCGCGACTCGTTCGAAGCCTCCGGTCCCCAGCAGCCGGTAGCGGCTGACTTCCTTGAAGTCGCTCACCGAACCGACCGAGCAGAGGTCGAACGCCGCGATGGCAGTCGACTCGTAGGCGGCCAGCAGCGTCTTGTTCATCACGTTTTCCAGGATGCCCGGCAGGCTGACCGTGGAAAAACCGGCTTGGATCGTCCCAGTTCCATCGCCGAACACACGCGGTACAGTGTGACCTTCCAGCCGAGCGCACTCGGCCACCAGCTCTCGCAGCCCGATCTTGCGCATCGGATTTGCGGCTTCCATCGTCTGTTCGCCGTACTGCCGAGCGAGTTGGTTCTCGTCGAAGTTGAGCGATAGAAAGGCAGCCGCTTCCAGCACGCGGGCGCTCGGCACGGTTGGCGTCGCGTGGATCGCCGGCGCTTTGGGGCGCGTGGCACGCAAAACGGCCAGTTCCGTCTTGGCTTCGTCCCAGCCCTCTTCGATGGCCTGAGCCTCGATGTCGGGAAACTCGTTGTTGCAGACTTTGCGCACCGCCGCGATCCGCTTCGCTTCGGCGGCAGCAGCTGCCCGCATTTCCGCAACTGGATCAAGCGGCGGGTCGTTCTTGCCAACCGGGGGCGCCGGCGGAGGAACGGGCGGAGCGGGAGGCGGCGTGGCCTGCTGTTTGGCGAACATTGCCTTGAGACTGGCGACGTGCTTGTCATCCATCTCGTCGATTGGCAGGTTGTTGTCAGCGGCCCATTGTTCGAATTCCATCGTGCTTACCTCCTGGTTCTGTTCTCCACCGGCCCCAGCCGCAACGTGCGCCCAGGTGTCGTCGTCGGCTCCGAGCGCGACGAAGCTGATTTCGCCCAGCGTGGATTTGCGGGCGATGTAGAGGGGACCGGTAAACTCGCGGCCGTTAGCGGTCGCAGTTTTTCCTTCCGTGATGAACACGACCTTGTCGGCGGTCGCTCCCAGCGATGCCTGCCAAGGAAAACCGTTCTCGCTGGTGGCGATGATCTCCTGCGCGGTCGCTCCCGTGCCCGAGATGACGCCGCTCACTTCGAGCGTTCGTTCGGTTGCACCGATTTCGCTTGTGTGGCCGACGATCTGTCCGCCGTCGTGATCCTTGAGAATTGGCCGCGACTTCTTGGGCACACGCAGGCCCGCCAAATCGACGACAACCGGATACCGCCAGCCGGAAAGCTGCATCGCGCCGCCCGTGTAGGCCGTCATCGCGAAACGTCGCAGTGGCGGCTTGTCACCTTCGACCGGTACTGCGGCCTCAAGGTGAATGCCACCGGCATCGTCGCTTTGAATCCAGAGCCGCTTGGGAACCTGGTCAAGCGGCTTCGGCGAGTTTTTCGTCGTCGATTTCGACATCGTCTTCCTCGGGTTCGGAGTCCTTTACGTTGCCCGCGGGGATCGACTCGGCCGGGGACAGGCCGAGTTCGGTCATGAGCTGGCGTTCCTTGGCTCGCTGCCGTAGTTCGGCTTCCCAGTCACGCCCCTGCCGTGCGTATTCCGTGGCCAGCGTGGTCGTGTGATTGGCCAAACGAGTCGCCTGCGCGTTGGCTTCCTTGGCAGGATCGACATGCTCGTGACCATCGAACATCCATTGGTGTGAAAAGTCCGCGTCGAGAGTTCGCAGACTGGCCGGCAGGAATCCTTCCACCAGGACCGCCTCGTCGAGCCAAGCAGCGAGGATGCGATCCAGCACGACCGCGGCGATGTGTTGCTGCTCGACGCGGATAGATTTGAAGTACGTCTGATGATCGAGGCGGCCGGAGGCGTAGTTGTATCCAGAGGAATTCCCGGCAGCCACGTTGAACGGCATGTTCAAGCAACGGGCGATCTCGTTGAGGATTTCCTTCTTGAACTCCGTGTACCCGGTCGAAGGCTGCTCCGCATGCATTTGGGCCATCTTCCAGCCGCCCGGCATGGTGAGCAGTGCTCGCTTCTCCAACTCGATCGGTTCGAATGGCTCAGCAGCGTCGGCTTCTCCACCGGCAGGTGCGTCGGTGTAAAGAATGCCGGCGAAGTCGGCCGCCGTCTCGGCGGCAGCCAACACCGCGAGCGTAAAGCGACGCAGTTGTGCAAACAGCGGCAGTGCGGGCGTGATGTCGGGAATACCACGCGCCTGGCCCGGACGATCGCAACGAAAGTAGTGAATTACTCCGGCAGCCGGATATGGGTCATACGACAGGCTGTTCACCACGAACCGGTCGCTGCCCGGATGTTCCTTGAGGACGTGGTAGGTCAACGGATTGCCGAAGGCATCGAAGACAATTCCATCGACGGCATTGAGTTGATGGGGAGATAAGTCCGGCGTGCAGACCTGTTCCGCTTCAACGAGTCGCATGTCGAGGTTGATCGGCGAAGGCGAACCTTCGTTGCTAGTGAGGATGGCGAAAGCCTCGCCGTCACTGGCCCGCGCCATCCGCATCGTGCGGAGCTTTTCGGGGAGGCTCACGGCCGCGGACCATTTTGCAAACTCCCGTTCCACGATCCGGTTTGCTTCGGCGTCGGACGTCAGCATCTGCAATCGCGGACCGGTCCCCACGACATCGTTGGCCAGCGTGAGCACGATTCCTCGGGCGTAGCTGTTGTTGGCCACCTCATAGCGGGCCCGGTTGCGAAGCGTGCAACGAACATCGGGGCTGTTGGCCGCGTTGGCGCTGAGTCCATCCGCGTTGGCCCAGTGCCGCCGGTTGTCCACCGTGGTGGCGGCCGCATCGTACCGGGCACGAAGCACCCGCCGGCGCAGGAACCGACCACCGGTGTTCACCGGCGATGGGCGAAGCATCTTGGCGAGCCAGTTCCACACGTCAGTCGATTCCCGGAGGCACGAGCTTGTTAAATCGCAATCCACGACTCTTGGACTTTGCGGCCTCTTTCGAGGCCAGATACTTGTCGGCCTCGATTTGGTCGGCCAGCTTGTGCTGCTCGACACTGCCTGCGTCACCGGAGGCCTTGGCCGGTCCTTCGGCGTTTTCACGGATCTTGTCTTTGAGGTCGTCGGCCATGCTGAAACCCACAACAGCTTGCTGCCAATGCAGAATGGGGATGTGGGTTACTTATGCTCGCCGCGCGGCAGCTGTCCGCAGACGTGAAAAAAGAGGGCGAGATGTGCTACATATAGCAACGGAGTGTCTGGACAGTGTTACATTTTGCGGATCTACGACTCGGTGGTACGATTCCCACTACGAGCAGCGTGTCAAGCAACGATAACGATACTCGCCGAAGGCAAACGATGGACGTTGAAGTTTCCGCGACAAGCAACCGTGGCCGTTCCTCGTTGGTCACGATTCACGGCTTTCGAGTCCAGTCCTACGGACAGCCAGTCTCGCCCGGCTTCAAGAAGGGGCTCAAGCGGCTTGCCGAGCGAGGCTTCGCCGCCCCGACATGTGTGGTGGTTAAGACCCAAAATGGAACCCAAAGTGGCATCACACACGCTGGTGGCAGGTACGTGCATCGAGAAAACACGTATAGCGGCGAGGTAATGCGAGAGATGCAGGCGTTGGGCATGGAGCCGCCATCGCCTCCATTCCTCGTCGCACCAGGGGAATCCACCCTGTATCACGAATGGGGCCACCATGTTGACCGCACTTGGTCGGGAGACGATCAGGATATCGGGTTTTCTTTTCGCTGGTTTTCCCGCTTTTACCAAGTCGGCGAGCGAGCTTCGCGCGGCTTCCCAAAGGACAATGCAGACGCACGGCGATTCGAGTCGAACGCAGACGCCGCCAGTGCCGTCTTGGTTTGGTGGCACGCGTCGTCGGAACTGTTCGCCAACCTATTTGAGGATTGGATGCGTGGAGACAAGATGATTGGCTGGGACGAATGCGAACCAGAGAGCCTGATCAGGTCCGCACCAAGCGGCCATCCGTCTGTAAGGATCGCACTGCTTCCGGAAGCGGGAGTTGAGACGGTGCGTGCTGAAACGTATCGCCTTTTCGCCGGCGGGATTCGAAGAGTAGTCGACCAGCCGCCTGTTCGGCCCGGCCTGTTTGGTGACAAGACGGATGAAATCGTTAGCCGCCTGCGCACCGTCATCGAGACGCTGAAAACTCAGCAGCGGTAGTCGGTAAAGCCCGCATACTTCGGGTGCCACGCACGCAAACGCCACTACTGGCGCAATCATTCGGATGTATTGCTCGAGCTGCTCAGCGAAGCCTCATGGGTGACGACCTTTCGACCGCAGTGGCGGCATGTCTTGC